TCGGGCCGTACTGGCCAGGAGCCCATGAACGAGGTCATCGCCTCGAGGCTCTGCATGCGATTGGGCGTTCCGGCCGTCCGGTATTCCCTGGCACGCAACGGCAACCGTCTGGTGTCCACATGCGCGGACATGCTCTCCAATCATGAGGAGCTGGTCTCCGCCTGGCAGGTGCTCCAGTCCGTCAAAACCGTCAGCGGCCTCAATTCGCATGACCAGTGGATCCGTGCCGCCGCCGGCTTCGGAGCTGACGAGCGCGCCGTGTGCGGCGCCACGGACGATTGGCTCGTGGTCGATTACCTCATGCGTAACACTGACCGGCACTACAACAACTTCGGTCTGATCCGCGACATCGAGACCCTTGAGGTCCGTCCGGCCCCGATCTACGACACGGGAGCGAGCCTGTGGAGCGGCGAGCTCGATGTGGACGGCCGGGACTGGTTCGCCAAGCCGTTCTACACCGCGACCGGCGAGCCCTCGGCTTTGCGGCAGCTCAGACTGGTGGAGGATTGGAGCCGGTTCGATCTGGATGCTCTGTCGGGCTGGCCCGACGAGGTGGCGCACGAGTTGTCGCGCATGCGCATGTTCGCGCCCGAACGCCTCGACGCCATCCGGGTACAGTTGGTAAAGCGTATCGGGATGCTCCGCAGGATCAGGGAAGGTGAGGTCCTTCGTGTTTCTGGCCCGATTCGCAATAAAACGGATTTGATGGACAGATTCGGCGAGACGTTGCGGAAGAACCTTGGACAACGGGACGGGGATGCCAGAAGCGTCGGAACCGGACCGGATGCGTTGAGCCGTCATCTGAACCGCTAGCGCAACGAATCACTACTGGAATAATGGACTTTGCAACCGGAACACGAAAAGAGGAGCATGATGGCCAATCCCGAGCTGTCGCGGCACATCCAGGCCCTTCCCGACGAGCTGAACGCCCTTGAAGGGGGACGGGAGATTTCCGAACGCCTGCGGAGGATCGACGCGCTGAAGGACCGGGCCCGCTCGCTGGACCCCCTGGACGGCGTCGAGGACATGGCGCTGGCGGATTACGACCGCGACTGGCTGGTGCGCTACACCTACAATTCAAACGCCATAGAGGGATCCACGCTGACCCTGGAGGACACGTCCCTGGTTTTGGAGGGCGAGTTCGTCCCGTCGGATTCGCCGGCACGGTACGTGTTCGCCGCGCGCGGCGTCGCGGACGGCATGGCCTACGTACGCGAATACGCCCGGGAGGGGAGGAGACTGGATGAGGAACTGGTCCGGCGCGTCCATGAGGTGACGGCGCTGGACCTCCAGCCGTTCGCCCGCGGCACGTTCCGCCCCTACGGTTATCTGGCGAGGATCACCGCGACCCGCGTCAAGACCGCCGACCCGCTGGAGATCCGCGACGACCTGCGGGCCCTGATCGACGGGCTGGACGCGAGCGGCGCTCATCCGCTGCTCAGGGCCGCCGGCTTCCATGCGATGTTCGAGAACATCCACCCGTTCATGGACGGCAACGGGCGGACCGGCCGCCAGCTGCTTAATTTCATGCTGCTGAAGCACGGCTATCGTCCCGTGGCGATCAAGTATGACGCCAAGCGCGACTATGCCCGCAGTCTGGAGACCTGGCAGGTGGACGGCGATCCCGTGGCGTTCTGTTCTGTGTTCCTCGACTGCGTGGAACAGGAGGAACACGCGTTCATCGATCTGGTCGAGGGATTGCGTCGGAAGCCGGACGCCATTCGCAGCAAAACGGATCTGCTGGACAGATTCGGCGACACGCTGCGGAAGAATCTTGCTCGGCAAGACGGGGATGGCAAGAGTGCCGGGATTGATCGCGAAGGTCCTGGGCGCCATATGAGCCATTAGACCAAAAGCCTATACTTTGGATATATCGATTTGATGTAGCGAGGAGAACGGGTCATGCCGACTTTGGAGTGGATGGGAAAGAACAAGGTGGTCGCATACCACCGTCAAGTGCCGTACCGTGTACTCGAACACGTTCCCGAAAAAAGCGTCATGGATTCTCATGGCTCCGACTGCGGCAACATGGTCATCCATGGGGACAATCTTGAAGCGCTCAAGGCCCTGCTGCCCGAATACGAAGGCAAGGTGGATTGCATCTATATCGAAACTTTCATGCCACAACGGATACAAACGCGCGCCAACTACGATTTAGCCGCCTGATTGGTTCACCCTGAGAAACCGCAGGTCAACGCAAATAACGAAGCCCAGATAGCAATCTCAGACTTCTCGATAAGTAAGAATTGAACCGGAACTAGGTGTAAGCAACCCGCGACCTACTGAAAGTCAAATTCTTTTTCTTGTTCTTCCCCGTCTTCAGACCAACGGATCTTTAGCGTAAGACCTGCCGTACCCATTGCAATTGCGAACGGAATCTTCCATGTAGAGCCAGGGTCAAGCCTTATCGGTCGAGTCTCATCAGTAATGAGCCGAAGCAACCCTTCCTCGGCGCGCCCTTCAAACGTCACCGATTCAGCAGCTTCATCACCAACATTTGTAACCTCAATCCAATGCTTCACATCATGTTTAATGCGGCCTTTTGCATCAACGGATTTTTGAATGCGTTCTTGCTTCGAATCAACCTTGAAACGAATTCCCTTTTGCATGTTTGGGGTTAGCTGCCCTGAAATTTCGAGTTTTTCAATGTCATGCTCTACTGCCGCCCAAATCTGGTTTTCGAGCTGACGAACATCATCAAATTCGCCGAGAAGTCCCTTCTTTTGCAGTTCCTCCTTGAATTGGCGCAACCCTTGAAGCTGTTCAATGTCTACGTCATGCGGCAAAGACGCAGTTGAAAAGTATGGGTGAACAGGTTTTCCATTTGCCAGGGATCGCTCTATTTCCTCAACTGTCCCAGAGACAGCATCGGGTGTTGGTGAGCCTAAATGACTTCCGAAAATCGCGATGATGATATCGGCGTCGTCAACGCCTTGCTCATTGATTAACGCTTGCGGATGCTTTCCAAGCAAAGGAACTGAGCTGCTTTCCCAACGCCAAGGAAGCACGACAATCTGTCGCTTTGCCGCATACCGAAGATTCCACGAGTTTAGAGCGCTTTCTACTGCGTCACGAGCTTCAGGGACATCGGATGGAGATGCTACAAGCACCCTCACAACGGTTGCAGAAAAAGTCATGCATCCAGATTAGATCACGTCAAGGGATCCGGTTCTGATCAGCACCTACTATTTGCGCCCAGCGAAACAAGTCAGGGTGGCCGCTATCACTTGATGGCAACCGCCTGAGTGCTGCCGTCCCTGAATTTGAAAGTCACGATCCCGTCCGCGCTCACGGATGCCGAGTCCAGAACCGTCACGCAAAGGTAAGGGCTGAACTTCAACCCCCCGACCTGAAGGCTGCCCATCTGCCCTTGGTAATAACGGAAAGCCGCCAACTGGTTGTTCATATCCTGGATCTGGGCAAGCACCTCACCATGCTGCACCAGCAGATCCTGATGCAACTTGTGGGCCTTATTGAACTGCCGCTCATACTCGTCCTGATCCTGCGCAACCCGAGCATTGCGTGCAATCAGCTCGTTGAGCTTAGCTGCCGCCTGGTCAATCTGCGCCACCAACCCTGCCGCCTCAAGTTCCAGCTCACTGGTATCCACCGCCCGCAGCAACACCTGCTCAGACTCGAGCTTCTTACGGGACTGCAAGTTCTGGCGAACCGCTTCCACCAGCATCTGCTCCAACCGGTCATTGTCCACGTGCCCGGTAGCGCACCTGGTTTGAGCCTCGTACTTCTGACTGCAACGCCAGATCACTTTCTCGTACTTGCTGCCCGCGTGCCAGGTTTTCGACCCGAAGAAATGACCGCACTCCTCGCACACCAGGGTTGATGAGAAGGGCCGGGTGCGGTGCTGGGTTCGCCTAAACTTAGCCGTCTTGGCAAGCTCTGATTGAACGAAGTCCCACACGGCCGGGCTGATAATCGCCTCGTGGTTACCGGTGACGTAATACTGTGGCACCTCACCCTGGTTGGCTACCTGCCGCTTGGATAGAAAGTCGGCCGTGTAGCTTTTCTGCAAGAGTGCATCGCCCTTGTACTTCTCATTGCTGAGGATGCTGCGCAGCGTGGTGATGCTCCACCGCTTGGTGCCTGCGGCCGTAAAGGTGTCAGGCTCGTTTGTCAGGGTTCGTGCGATTGATCCGATGGACATGCCGTCAAGGAACATGTCGTAGATGCGGCGCACTAAAGCAGCCTGCTCAGGGTTGACGACCAGGTTGCCGTCCTCGCCCTTGTCGTATCCGAGGAACCGTGAGAAAGGCACGGTGACTTTGCCGTCTGCGAAGCGTTTGCGGTGCCCCCAGGTTACGTTTTCACTGATCGAGCGGGCTTCTTCTTGAGCGAGGGAGCTCATGATGGTGATGAGCAGCTCGCCCTTGGCATCAAAAGTCCAGATGTTTTCTTTCTCGAAATAGACCTCCACCCCCTTCTCCTTCAGCGCGCGCACGGTAGTTAGCGAGTCGACGGTGTTACGAGCAAAGCGGCTCACGCTCTTGGTGATGATCAGGTCGATCTTGCCTGCCAGCGCATCAGAGACCATTTGTTGGAAGCCAGCTCGCTTGGTGGTGGACGTGCCGGTGATTCCTTCATCGGTGTAGACCTTCACCAGCTGCCATCCTGCGTGGTTGGTGATGTATTGGGTGTAGTAGTCCACCTGCGCATGGTAGGAGGTGACCTGGTCATCGTGATCGGTGGAAACACGGGCGTATCCTGCGACCCGGCGGGCCTTGGTCTCCGTCAGTGAGGTGCCGGTGTGTAGGGCTCGGGTTGCTGGGATCTGGGTGACCTTGCGGGCCATTAGATCTCACCTGCTTTCATTGCTTCTTCACGCTTGCGCTTTTCACGAGCTCTGGTTTGCCGTGCGATTTCAGCGGTCCTGGCACGGCGCTCTGGAGTCCAGGCGGCCTTGAGCTTTTCACTTTTGCGCTGCTTGGCTTCTTCGGTGATGCCTTCTTGGCATTTGCGAATATGCTCGGCTCTTTCTTCCTCGGTGCGCGCTGCCCACATGGCCTTGCTTCGCTCCGCTTGAGCTTGGCGACGCTCAGGAGTCCAGGCATCACGCATCGACTTCCTTGCTCCATCGCTCAATGGCTTACGTGGTTTGGCTTTCTTCTTGCGTGAGGCGATGGTGCGTTCCCGGTACTCGGGGTCTTGCCACTTTTGCCTTTGAAACTCACCCCATGCTGCCCGGCGTTCAGGTGACCAGGAGCGTTCGCGTCGGTTCGACTTCCATGCCAGTTCAACCTGGCGACCGTCCTTGAAGTTGATGCGGATCTTTTGGTCAGGCAGCATCACCACGGTTTCTACCAGACTCTCGTAAACCTCTGGGTCAAAGACTTCGAGCCCTAGGTGCGGTGCCAGGTGCTCTTCGAGGATTGCTTGAGGGATGTTTTTCGCCGTGCATCGCCTGCCACCAGAGCGTTTGTACCCGTCGCGTTTAGTGCGGCACGACCAGACGTAGTGAATTTCGTGAGCGGTGTTGTATTTGCCTGACCGTGAGAAGCTGCGGCCGCAGATTCCGCACTTCACTGTTGAGGTAAAGCAGGTGGTTGGGATTGACCAGTTGGCTCGCGCGCCGAGTTCACGCCTGCGGGCACGCTCCTGCTGGACCGCTTCGAACAGTTCCTTGCTGATGATGGCCGGGATAGCATCCTCAACCCGATACATGGGTTTCTCGCCCTTGTTCAGTACCGAGTGCTCACCGAAGTGGGGGCTGTGGTGCCTGCCCAAGATCAGGGTGCCGGTGAAGGTTTCTGCTTTGAGCCATGACCGCAGTACCTCAGAGGTAATCGGTTCTCCGCTGCGGCCAAGGATCCCTTCGGCTGCAAAGATTTCTTCCATCCGCTCACAAGAGACCTGTTCAAGGTAGAGCCGGTAAATGCGGCGTACCAGGGCGGCCTCATGTTCGATGATTTCAACATCGGTGCCATCAGGTGAGTTGGTGTATCCGTAGTGACGAAAGCCGTTAGCTAAGCCCTTTTCGAATTGCTTCTCCACCCGCCATTTCACGTTGGCTGATAGCTGCTCTGACTCCGCTTGAGCAAAGGAAGCCAGCAGGGTCAGCATCAGTTCGCCATCACCGGTCATAGAGGAGATGCCTTCCTTTTCGAACCGCACCTCCACTCCCAGGTCTTTGAGTTCACGAACGATTTGCAGCAGGTCTACGGTGTTGCGTGAAAAGCGGGAGATGGACTTGGTGAGGATAATGTCGATCTTGCCTGCCCGCGCCAGGGTCAGTAGTTCTTGGAATTGCGGCCGCTTGGTGGTGGTGCCTGAAATGCCGGAGTCGGCGAATACTCCTGCGAAATTCCAGCCTGGGGTTGAGGTGATGAGTTTTTGGTAGTAACTGATCTGTGTGGAGAGGCTGATGGGTGTGCGTTCGGTTTCCATGCTGATACGGGCGTAGGCAGCGACGTTCAGCACGGTCTTCTTTGCTGTTGGTGGTGGGGCGATTTGCTCCATTCGTTTCATGCTTTTCTCCTAATCAGAGGCGGTTTTTTCTTGTATCCATACATCACTCAAAGCCTCCAGATAGTCAACGAAGCAAGCCCTCTTATGTGCTGCCAGCGGAGCACTCTCAACGTCAATGAGTTGTACTGCCCTCAAAGCCACCACGGGGCTGATGATCTTCAATTCGAGCAGTGTGGTGATTTCTTCGATCTGGCGGTAGACCCTGATTTCTGCTTTCAGATCTGGAATCATCGTTTGCCGCCTTTGGTGCCGAAGTGATGCTGGATGAAGCAGGGGTGACTGCAGTACTTGCGCGGGGCCTTGTTGCTACTGGCGACGGTGACGTGTTGCCCGCAGTTGGCGCAGGTGATGGTTTGGCTGATGAGGGTGCGATGGTGTTTCCACCAGGTGCGGCGGCATTCTTGACTGCAGAACTTGCTGCCTTTGCGCAGGCTGATTTCTCGCCAGCAATGCAGGCACCAGATTCCTTCTGGGTCATCAACCTGCTCTAGTTCTGGGTTGATGGTGATGTTGTTGCGTAGGCAATAGGTTTTAACGCTGTTGGCGTTCAGTTCTAGGTGGCGAGCTATCCGCGCATAGGCCACGCCATGGCTGCGCATCAGGCTGATGGTGGCGCGTTGTTTCTCGGTCAGGGCCATTGCTCTCTCCTCCTTGGGTTGGCGATTAGGTGGTCGCCTATCCGTCCGCGAGAGAAGCCGAAACCGGACAAGGTGGTCGGAGAAAAGCAAAAATGGCCCCGCACCAACCCCCAGTTACGGGGATCGACGCGGGGCCAGAGAGAAAGGATGCTGTTTAGCGGATGCCGAGCTTACGGTTCACCAGATCCTGTACCGGCTGATACAGGTGCCCAAGGCGCCGGCGACGCTCCTCGCCATTGCCGTATTCACCGCGAAGCACCGCGTTGGCTAGTGCATCAAGGTCCGGAGCTGCTGGCGCTGGTGCTTTACCTGCGATGAGTTCGTTCACGCGGCGCTGTACTTCTGCGTAGCGGCTACCTAGGCGGCGTTTGCGTTCCTCACCGTTGCCGTAGCGGCCTGCCAGTACTGCTCGGGCGAGCTCATCAACACTGCCACCAGGAGCAGACGCAGCAGGTGGCTTCGGCGCGGCAGGCACACCACTATTGCCACCCAGGTAAGGTGCGAGCACGGTTGCTGGCGGGTAATAGCGTCCGGGACAAGCGGTAGAGCTCGCGTCCTTATGGCCGATGATACGGAGCTTGCCGTGACGAGACTGAATATCACGAATCAGCGCAGCAATAGTCTGCTTGTCAGCTTCAGAAGCTCGAGGGTTACATTCGATGCCAATAGAGGTCTGGTTGACCGGCCAGTTACCTGCATGCCATGCGGTATCACTCTCAGCAACGAGGCGGGTGACGCGTCCTGCTTCGACAACATAGTGGGCGCTGTTGCGACCGCGGCCAGAGACAAACCAGCCCACGGTTCCGTCAAAGGTCGGGTTCTTAGCTGGGTCATCCCAGTGGTGGATGACGATGGTGGTGATGCGGTTGCCGCCTCGTCCTGGGGTGAAGCAGGCTGCTTGGCGGTGATTCAGGGTGTAGGTGTGGCTCATTGGTTTTCTCCTTCAAGGGTGGGGTTGGTGGGATGGTGTTTGTGGCCGATCAGATCCAGGGCTTCACGAATCCGCGCAGGCACCGGCAAGCCGAGGCGGGTGGCGTTCTCCAGCAGGCTGATGCCTTCGTTGGAGATGTAGAAAAAGATCGTCGCCGTCCGCAGCACCCCGGTATCCCCGAGAACGTGCACGTCGAGGACATTGGCTAGGCCGACGAGGGTGAAGATGATGATCTTGCGGAAGGGACCTGACCCCCGTTAGGT